TTACGATAGTTTTCAGATTCATTTTGAACTGTTATGTTCAACTGATTTGCGCTATTACTTGGTGAATTATCTGCTGCCATTATCTAACCACTTTAAATATAAACCCATCGAAATATTGTTGATTACCAGTTCGGTCAACTCTAAATTCGAATTGATAAAATCTTTCAGGTTGTAATGTATTAAATCTAAAATCAAAGAAGTTTCCATTTGAATCACAACTAACCTTTGTATAAGTTGTATCGAATGGAATCAACACTAAATTTGTTTCTACATCTCTAACCTGGTAATAAGTAGTTGTGGGTAGATATTTAATTTGGTTATATGGTGCTGAGTTCGTAAAACTTCTTTGAGGATATGTTTCTCTACCAACAACTCTCAATTTAGCTCTTGATAATTCTTTATATTCGGTTTTGAGATTCTTCATATATAATGTAATATCATCAGCCGTTAGTTCTGTAAGTGAACCTGTTGCGAATGATGAATCATCCCACTTAGCTTCTAATGTAGGAACATATATCGTATGAGTATCATTTGAGAAGAACTTTGATGAACCATATTTAGTAGAACCACTTTCTTCTAAAACAGGTCTTTTAATAAGGAATCCATCATTAGGTCTACTCCCACCTAACATATCTTGTACATATGCAGTAACATCTACATTTAAGTCTGATGTTGATTTTGTAAATGATTGAGAATATTTATCACCATGTAGTGATGATGTGTACCAAGTTGCTCCACCTGAATTTTTAATGAAACCGGCTTCACTTATCTCTGGCGAATCCAATGAACCTGAATACTCTATTTTAAAATCATCTATAGAACCACTTTTTGGTGAGCTTGATGTATTATAGTATGTATATGCGAATATATAATCACCATTTACTGCTGGTGTAAATGATATTGATTGTGTTGCGTTAGCAGTATATGATGATGTAAGGTTTGTTATACCTGTTCTTAATGGTAATCCATTATTATCATATATTAAGAAATCTATCTTATCAAAATTACCTGGTGTAATTGATGCTGATACTGAGTATTGTAATCCGGCTTGCAGATTTACTGAGTATTGTGCATCTGCTCCGCCATCATCAGCGTATAAATTTAATTTAGATTCGGATGCGAACATTCTAACACTATTAGTTAAAGAATCATTTACTCTATTTCTTAATTTGAAGTTACCTTCATTTTGAGTAAAGGTTTCCCATACTATTAGGTTACCTTCTTTTTGATAAACATATACTTCATCAAATGTACCTGTTGTTGAAGTACCATCACCACTCCCATCAAAGAATGTAAATCTTAATTCATGCTCCCCAGTTACTGTAGCACCCAAATCAAATGATTGAGTAGATGATGCTGTTATAGCACCTACCATACCTTCGTAATCACCTTGATTCTTTAAAACCCCATTAGGGTCTTTAATTCTAAATGTAACATCATCAAATGAGTTAGGGTCTATTTGAAATTGAACACCATATGTAATCCCAGTTTGTAGATATGCTGGGAACACTAACGTAGTTCCAGCAAAGTTTGATGCTGATATAACTAATTGTTCGTTAACAAGGGATGTGAATGGTGCGTTACCATTAAAGTCATTAATAGATTCTGTTAGAAATGCCGAACCACTTCCATCTGCAAATGATTCGTATAATACAACACCACTCTTTGGAGTTGTTTCAATATCTTTACCATTAAGTATAGCTACAGAACCTACACCCCATAAATTATCTGTATTTCTTCTTTCCCAACTACAACCATTTGTGATATTCGGAGAATTGTTATACTGACCCATGCCTTCAGACCAACTCTGTGAAACGGGATATACTTCTAATGTATATTCAGATTGTACTTCACTAGAATCAATTGATGTTAAGTTTAGTTGATACTTAGAAGAAGTTGGTATATCACCTGCCACAATTGATTGTGATATATCTGCTAAATCAAATTGTGTAAGTATTCTACTGTTACCAGTCAATACAGTATTTGAATCTTCATCGAAGAACTTGGTAACTTCCAACACTTCATCTAAACCTGTGTTTTGAGCTTTACGAGTATTTAACTCATAAATTGTAGTATCTTTTTGTCCGTATATTCTATAAATCATACTATATCCTCGTTTAGAATTGTTGTGTTACAACCTGTCCTCTAATATCTTGATTAGGAAACTTCACTTCAAATATAGATGGGTCTTTAGGTGGATATATAATACCACCCTTAGTCGCATTTAATATACTATATTTGTTTGATGAATAGTTTCCGTTAAATTTGTTTACTATCTGTAATCCACCTTTTCCATCTCTATCAGGTCTTACTACAGTTTGTACACCATCTACCTTATCAATTTCAACATAAATTTTCGATAAATTAATTGGTTCATTAATTCTCCAATTATCAATATCAAAATAATCCTTTAATCTATCAATAACTCTTAATAACACCTCATTAGAGTTAAATTCTGGCATAACTATGATTTCAAAGGTACATCCTATGTTTACTATATGTGCATTTTTTATGTTTACTGCATCTGTTAGTATTCTATGATAAGAAATGTAATTTTTTAAATTGTATTTAGTTGCAGCATTGAGATGTGTTAGATTCTTTGTGTTATCATACCCACAAGTATATAAATTTAATGCTAATGGATTTGGAATCTCAGTATTGATATACTGCCCATCTTGCTTAGATTGTTCTAATTGATAATCTTGAACTAAATATGCTTTTGCTACTGACCCGAATTGTGGTGGAAGAGAGTAACATCTCATTACATAATCTTCTCTAGTTACAGTTCTATTTTGTGCAGCAAAGAATGCCATAGCATTCTGTCTAATTTCTTCTTGCGATTCTGTAGTCTTACCACCAACGGCAGCTGATTGATTTGAACAAGCTAATGATTGTCTACAAAACGATACTACATTTCTATTTAGATTTATTTCGTTTTTAAATTCAGTATTGCTTGATATTACATCAACCAAATCATTAGCAGGAACATTATCTATAATACCATTACCAACTAAGTAGGTAACAGTCAAAGTTGTATTTTGTGGTGCTACCCCATATGTTTTTGTATATAAGAAGTTAGATGGGTCTAATGATGAATCTAAGTTTTGGTGTTCTGTATAAAGACCAGAACCAACATTATCAGGATTAGGAATTATTTCTTCATCTGCATTTGAAGATATACCTGCTCCAAAACAAATTTGTAAAACTCCATCATCTTCAAACTTAGTTACATATCGTTTAGGAACTCTATTTAATTCTAATAGGTAAGGAGTATCACCACTATACTGATGTAAGTATGTTGAGTTATCTTCGTTATTATCTATTTGTTCAAATACAGTATCTTGTGCTAAATAAGGAACTCTTGTCCAAGTATCACCATCAGAATCTTTTATACTTTTTACTCTAATTAAGTTATCTTCTTCAATTTTAATTTTATCATAAATCTTTGGTGCGGTGAATGTAAAGTCTTGTGTCTTTTCTTTACCACTTGTAGCTTTAACCTGCTTCTTTAGTAAGTAGTAAACAGGTAGATTTGTACTTTCATCAATCTGATAAACTGATACTTCAGTTGGACTAAATGATGATGAGAATGAAAAATCAATTGATGATATTGTTGTAAATTCTACATCAGAAAAATCAGTAGAACCTATTATCATACCTTCACTTAAAACCATAGCATAATCAAAATCAGGTTTTACATCATCACCAACACCAGTTGCTGGTACTAATTGAAATACATCCATTGTTACAGATGCTGGTATAATATTTTTTGGTTTGTATCCTAATGAGTTTACAATATTAAATAAGTTTACATTCTCTTCTGCTGTACTTAATAGAGATTCTCTTAATTGTGTATCTGTATAAAATGATAATACATCACCTACATATGATGCCATTTCCATAAACATCATACCAGGAGATGATTCGTTAAAATCGTTAAATGTATTTGGGAAATAATTTTTAGAAAACTCAACTAAGTTTTTTCTAAATTCACCAAAATCTCTACCGATTAACGATACATCCTTTTGTACTAAATCTGATTTCTTTTTGTTTGCCATATCTTAAACCTATTCTATTGTACTTCCAGCTGAATCATAAAACACTATTATTTGTTGGTTCGCACCCTGCTCTGTAACTCTAAACCTTAATTCAATTTTTACAAAATTTCTATCAGGTTCTGTTTGAACATCTATATTGTCAATAACTATATAAGGTAACCAAAATTTGATATCTTCTGAAAGAGTATCTGAAATTCTTTCGTTCAAGTCTAAATCTATATTTTCAAAAAGCAAAGAATACACATCCGACCCGAATTCAGGTTGAAATGGTCTTTCACCTTTTCTGGTCAATAATAGATTCTTTAGATTAGATGTTGCTTGCTCTTCTGTTGTATAACTTTGAGCAAATAATCCGTTGGGTTTACCGAATGGTAATTTGACACCAACTGCTACATCTTTTTCAAAATCTATTGGATTATAGAAAAACGTTTTTCTTTCTTTAGCCATTTAACTATCTTCCCTTTTTCTTATCAATCGCTTTCATCAATTGAGAATAATCTTTTGTTATAGCACCCACCACATTAGCCACTTCAGGATTAGATGTATCAACAGGTCTACCATCGATATCTTGCGTTGGTGCTGTTACCATAGAACCACCCTGCACAAATCCTTGCGCTTGATTGGATGTATATGGATTTGCATCTAAGTTTCTCCACTCACCACTTTGAGCTACATCATTTAACATTTCATTTAACATTTCATTCTTAACAAATGATTTTGGTTTAGATGTTTTTTTATTTTCTTCTATTGCTAAAATCTTACCCATATCAATTTCCAATGGGTCTACTTCAACCTTTTTAGATTTGATTTCTTTTATAATCGGTTTCTGAGAATTCTTTATCTCTTTAAGCATAGGTTTTAGTTCTTCACGAACTACCTTTCTTACGATTACTTCTAATAATTGTGCTAAATCTTTTGCCTTCATAATTTCTGCTTTATATATAAATATTAAAAACTTTCTTTTTATACTAGTCCAACCCAAGGTTGTGGCGATGGGAATGGTGGAAGTGGTGTTATTGGTGTTCCAGGTGTTACTAATTCTGTATGTAAACCACCAATTGTTGTTAAATGAATTGTAAATGCATTTACTAATTTAGTAGCAAATGGAATACCATATGGTATCTTTTGTGGTGCATGTGTAAATGCTTTTAACAACCCCGCTTTAAGTCCTGGCACTACTCCACCATTGTTTATGATATGTGTTATCGGTGCAGGTATTCCCACCGTTCCAGTTGATAATCCAATATTAATTGGGTGAAATGGTGTTGGGGACATTTTAGTTTGCAACCAATAGGTTGATGTTGTTTGGGCCCAATCTGAAAAATGATTTAGTTTAGGTCTACCTTCAGATTTTTTTATATCATCTAAAGTTTTTTTGATAGCATTTTTAATTGGAGTGTATGGTTTCGGAGCGGATGGGCTTGGCATATAACCTAATACTAATGGCATATTACCCGGATGAACAAGTGTATTGGCAGTTTTTACTGCTTTATGATACTCCGATGCTATCTTCTCTGCAATTTCATCGTGAGTTTTTTTTGATGATGTAGAATTAAGATAGTTACCTACTGCTGGTATGAATGTGGGCCAAAGTGCGGGCATAATATTATTGTTTCATTTTTTGTATATCACTCAATATCTTAGAAACCTTACTAGCATTAGTAGCAGGTCCAGTCGGTCCAACACCAGTCGCATATGTTGCTTTAGCTGATGTTAAATCTGTTAACTCACTAGCTAACTGTTCTATTAATGTGAATAGTTTATCCATTTCCATCTGCCAACCGGGTGTTGCGTTTATGATATCTTTCTTTGCAGCTATAATAATATTTTCTTTTCTAGCATTTAAAAATACCCTATCCGAATTTAATATGATTTGAGGTTTGTTGTACGATGATGGTTTATCTGCAGGTCCAATTCCTTTTTGAGCTGGTGTTAGTTTTATTTTTTGTGATGAACCTAACCATATAGATGAAAGGTCATCATTAACATCTTCTATAATAAATTTATTGTAAGAACCACCACTCTTTCTACCATTAGATATAATTGTAATTGGGTCGTTATCTGTAGATGAACTCCACGATGGTTTCTCAGTTGTTTTACTTCCTTTAGGAGTATATCCAAATCTCATTGAATGTCCAAATCTACCTTCTAAAAGAACATCACCAATGAATGGTTGAATTGAACCTATATCAGTTCTTTCTGAAAACCCTGCTCCTAATTCAGAATCTCCACCACCACCACTTACACCTGGAATACCAGCGGCAGCTGCTGCGTATCCTGCTACTGCTCCTGCTGCTGATAGTAATGTTTTAGAAGTTGGTAATGCGTTATTGTGAGGATTCTTTTGTATTGATACTGGGTTGAGGTAATAATATGTTGTATTAGAATTTCGTTTATCGGGTGAAGATTCGCCAGATGCACCCTGCATTATAATAACAGTTTCACCAATCAATGGAATCCTTCTCATAGACATATCCATTGGATATGCTTTTATTTGTTGGTTAACTGTAGTTTGACTATATGCTTGAATAGCGTATAATTCATTTACATCAGTATCTTTAAGATTTATTCTTTTAACAGTAGCTACTGTTATCTTACCTTGGCGAGCCATTAATCTTCTCCCTCTTCTGTATTACTTAGGGCATCAATCTTATCATCGATTTCTTTTGCGTTTTCCAAAAGTTGTTTCTTCTCATCTTCGGATAAAGATAATCCACCTTCATCAGATGAGTTAACATCTTTCAACATTCGTTGAACAATTGCTGCTAACTTTACAATCTGCTCATCGTTCTTAATTGATACTTCCATATACTCTTTAATCAAAGGAACAATCACAGTCGCATCTTGTAGATTCTTTACTAATGGTTCTAATTGTGCGATAAGAAGTTTTAGTTGCCTATCCTTCTTTTTAGAATTGTTATAAACATCAGACATAATATCTGCAAATGTTTTTCCTTTAAATAATTCAGTATCCTTATCCATTACTATCCTTTAATTTATATCTTAGAGATAATGAGCCTTTTTGATTATATTCGGTATATAACTCTACATAAATACCTTTTAGTTTACCAACTACTTTTGTTATATACTGAGTATGTACACCCGTTCTCTCCCTAATAAGTATGTAGAGTGCCTTCTTATTGTACGAATATAAATCATATCTGTTCTTAAATAATTCATTTATTGAATCAGCTATTGCTCTATCTCTATCTTTTAAAAATATTTCATACAAATGGAAATCTATGTATTTTGTATAGTGGTCAATAAAATCTGATTTTGCTTCTTTGTTGTTTTGGTCTACAATCTCATTTACTATATTACGAGAACTATCAATATACTTTACTTCAGTTTTTGATTTCATCCTAGCGTAGTTTGCGTTATTCTCATTGAATAAATAATTTCTTGCTACTACTGTGAAATAGGAAAATGCTCTACCATTCTCACCATTGAACTTATGAATCTTTTCATTCAAAAATGCAACTACACTTGCTTTCACATCTTCATATGGTACATCAAAGTAATATGTTTTATAAGTGTGGATTACATTCTCTGCTAACTTATCAAATGGATAATGAATGAATCTATTATAGATTTTGTTCTTTAGCTGGTTATCATCACAACCATTATATGCGTTGATTGCGATTTCGGTGATTTTGGTAAAATATCTTTTACTCCTTTTTCTTCTTTTTTTAGGCATTCGGATTTATTTCATTGTTTAACTTATCTAATGCGGTTTGTATTTCTTTAAACACAAAACCACTTTCATCATCAGCTTCAAAAGAACCAATTCTATCTACTTCTTTCATTCTAGCTAATGCTCTTTTTACAGAGGTCTCTACAGAATCCAACACTTCATCCTGCTCTTCAATACTATCTTCTAACTTTTCAACTTTACGGAGTAAGTTCCATACTATATAAAGTAAGATAAATATTATTACCAACGGTAAAACTATGTGTTGTATTATTTCCATATTAAGCCTCTTCTACTTCACCAAATATAGATTTAAAATCAATCTTCTCTGGCATTTTTACGTTTTCTAATTTTTGTTTCTTAGCTGGTCTACCACCTACATTCTTTGTAGTAACTTCACCTTGCTTCATCTTCATCCATCTTTCGTTTTCGAATCTAGCCGCCATAATATCAGCTTGGTGCATTACAAATGGTAATCCAGTCTTTAGTGCGTTATCTTTATTATATGAGATATAATATTCTTTATTAGCTTCATCATATAATCCATCAGTAAGTTTGATACCTATGTATTCAACTTCTGAGATTTTGATTCCGAAATGATTCAACATCCAAACTGTTCTATCATTCAGATTCATCCAATGCATCGATGGGTTGGTTTTGTAAATCTTTCCTTGATTCTCAACATGCCATTGTGAATCATTTGGAATATACCAACTCTCATCAGCGTTACCAACTTTACCTAAGTCGTGGTGAAGGGCTGTAAAGATTACAGTTTCCTTATCGTATCCACCATCACCGATTCCTAACTCAGTATGTAAATCAAATACCTTAACTGCGTTTAGAGTAACTCTAAGTACGTGGTCAATGTATCCACCAGCAAATGCGTTGTGGAAGTGTTCCGTTGAGGATGCTGGGGTTAGAACGATTCTATCTTCAAGATGGTCGTACATCTTATTAAGAGATTCCAATCTCTCACCTGTAAAGGTTTGGTTAATTAATTTTCTGAACTTCTCGTAGTTCTCTTTGATTTTATTTTCATCTAAAATATGTACCATAATTTAATTTTTATTTGTTAACTAATTGATTATCAATGTGTTGTGATGATAGTGATAGTGTAACTGATTGATTATCAGACACTTA